GGGGAAGCACTTACCTGGCCCGATGTTATACGGGCAGAACGAGGCTATTCCGGCCTTCTGCGGTTCGGTCAGCGGCACCCTGATATTGCGATCAACCCAAGCAAGCGCCTTATCCCGTTCGATGGCGTTCACCTGGTCGCATTTCGCCTGCGTCAGCTTCATGCCCTGGACCACCGATTTACCATCAACCATCGTGGCGCCGCGGCAAATAGTCCAGATACCACTGCCATCTTTGTACGCTGTCAGGCTGTTACCCTCTTTCTCATTCAGAAACTGATCGAGAATGACGGATGCTGGCGCACCAGCCAGTACCAGCCCCAGAACAGCAGCACTCAATTTTGCTCTGGTTCCCATTACTCACTTTCCTTTTGTAATGCCTCAACGACCACGCTTGCAGCAGCAGGACGCTCGTGAAGGGGTTTATCACCAACGCCTTTCAGATAGTCATTGACCATTTTTGTCCGCTTTTCGTCCTCTCTACGCCTGCGGTTTGCATCCACCCGCCCGTTTATGTAGGAAGCAAGCGAGATAAGCAGACCAGCAGCGCCAAAGAACATGAACACCAGATCCTGAGTGGTAAATCCAATGGCTGACGCCAGAGCTGCTACCCACGCGAAGAACTGCGTGAAGATGTTCCCTGAATCATTCATTTTCATGGTCTCTCACCTCGCTATGTGCGGGTGCTGTGTGGGGAAATAAAAAAGGCTGCCCGAAGGCAGCCTGAAATAATGATCGTGATGGCTGGAGTCGAACCAGCTTCCATCGGTGCGCTGCCGATTGGGTTACGCGCGCCTTGCGGTTACTTATCGCGAATTACAGCCGCAAAACTATTCCCTAGCTCGCCGCTGAGCTTGATCACAATGGGGATCGCTTTGCCGCGCCAGGGGAATGTGCCTGGTCTTACCGGGATGTAGTCACACACTCAAAGCGATTTCAATTGTCTAGAAACTAAAAAGCCACCCGAAGGTGGCTTGTTGTTCAGCGTAAGTGGGATACCCGCCTTCGCTTTAAGAGCAGCATTGTCATCCTTCAGGCGATCGACTTGATTTCTCAGTCGCTCGATTTCTTTCCCATTGTTATCAATGTCCCGCTGCTGACCTTTGATAATTTCTGTCTGGGAAGCCTGTACTTCTCTCGTAGCCTGTAGAGCCTTATCCATTTCGTCAACTTGGTTAACCAAGCGAGAGCCGAAAAAGCTAACTATTGCAATAGTTAGCCCATACTTTTGTTCCAGAAGCAGTATTTGAAGTTTCGTCTATAGACAGGCACCTTATCCAGATTAATACAACCCAACGTCTGCGCAGATCGTTAGTTCCGGGGGTATTCTATATGGATAAGGTGAGAAAAATCTTTAAAAATCAGATAACGTGAGAGTGTTTGGTTATTTAACGAGCGAAAGCAGCCAAATTCCCCATACAGGGATTGCAAAAAAGGTCATTGTGTAAACAATAGCTGGCTGTATTTTGTTCAAATTAAATTTCCTTAGTAGAGCCTTGAATGCGCTACAACTCCAACCTACCTAAAGATTCGACTTCGCACAAGAAGAAAAACACTACTTTTTTATCAAATTATCTCGGATTTTAAATCCGCTTTTCTTACCTGAAAGGTAATCAATGGCGCGGCATTATACGTGCATATACAAAGTTATCAACAGGAAATGTAGTTTATCGATGGCAATTCGTGCCATCAATACTGCCTTGTTGTATGAAGTGCTATCAATCGTGAGCTGGCAGAAAAACGATAATTCTCTGCCGATACCCTGGACATGCAACGCCCATCGTTAGAGCCAAATTAACACAGTTTCCGGAAAAGTAAATAGCTCACTATAGAATAATGAGCTATTTTATCGATCGCTATTTTGCAATCTGTTTAAGCTGCGCCTCCGCCCACGCTTCTTCAATGTCGAATTTAGTGATCAACTGGTCGTAGAACCGCTTAACCGACTTTTCCCAGGTGGCAACAGATATCGCATCGGTAATACGGCAAACAGCCGCGTATGCTTCGGTGGAGGGGATACGCTCATATCCACGTCCGCCGCAGCGCTTACAGTCGGCCAGAACCGGCACACCCTGCTTTTCAGTGAGATCCTGATTCACTGCTTTACCGCGCCCGTGGCAGTCTTTGCAGGCGCAACTGACAACCTTTTTTCCCTTGCAGGTCGAGCAAAGTACCTTCGCGACTTCTTTCACTTGGCGCTTAACCTCGAAATCACTCGGTGATTGCTTAAGGTCTTTTGCCCACTGTGGAAGCTTCATGGTGTAGTGCGATTTCATCGTGAAAACATCAGCCTCAATGAATCCCTGACCCGAGCAGCAATCACACTGTTTCACGCTGGCGGCGCTGCGAGAATAATCCTCGAAAGCGAATGTGGCCAGTTGGCGCATTACCAGTGGCTTAACCGCATCGTCCAGCTTGCGCAGCGCGGCAACTTTATCGCATTTGGTTAACGCGTACTCAGCCAGCAACTCAATCGCCCTCGCCCGATCGTTGTAACTGATGCCCATCTTGCCGAGGAAGGCACTGTATCCCATGGCGGCGCGTTCCTGGGTCATGCCCATGGCCGCCATGACATCCGTCCCGGTCAGCGAATCTGAACCAGTGGCGCGCGGAGAGTCGCTGATCAACGTGGACTTTGCGAAGTGAAATTTCACTGTGTTTTCTAGGTTCATGCTGCGGCTCCTGCTATCTGGTAAATGCGAAATAGGTTTCTAAGAATGCGGTAATCCACCAGCACGGAACCCGGGCGGCGGTAAATTCGCAGGCGCAGCCAGCACGTACGGAGTGTCTCTATCGTATCTGGCTTCATGCTGCCTCCTGCTGTTTAAGGGATTTGAGTTTGGCGCGGTACTCATCCCGGATCCGAATGAAGTCTTCGCGGCGGTAGTTGGTCATTTTGTGGGGGCCGTTGAGCCAGTCGACGTACTCCTGCCCGTAACGAGCGACCAGGCCTGCTTCGTATTGCTGTGCTACAGTCGCCTCTTTAGCGGTGTACTTGCCAGCTCCGGCATTACAGGATTTGCACTGCTTATGGGCGTTGCGCTCTTCAAAGCGAAGTTCAGGGTTAGCGCCGACCGTTTTGAAGTGGCCGCAATCCCATTGGCCGCCGTGGAGATCGGGTGGGTTAGTCTCTCCGCAGCTGATGCATGGCAAACCGGCATCACGCGCCCGAATAAAGGCGTTGAAAGCCTGCTGAGCCTGCGTCTTGTAGTACCCGGCAGGTCTGAGTTCTGCCAGTCTTGCCTTGCGGCGCTGACGGCCGGCCTTCTCTTCGGTGCGCTGGCGCTTCGCTTCCTTCTGCTTAGCGGCTTCACGGGCTTTTGCAGTCTGTTCTTTGCCGATCGCGCTGGCGCACTCAAAGCAACAAACCACCTGCCCTTCGCGTACAGGGTGGAACCACTGGCGACAACCCTGATATGCGCACTTACGGCGCGGTAACTTAGCCATGATTACCCCCATACCCGGTTACGCCAGCGGTTATCTGCCCGCGGCGGATTGGTGGAGGTAGGGAGGAATGCGCTGACTGTCCAGCTGGTGTAATCCGGGTTTAAGCTACGCTCTACCTTCACGCCGCGGCGCTGGTATTCCTCCATGAGTTCATCGGCCTGCTGGGTTGTGCAATCGGTATGATGGAACCAGGAATGCTTCATCCCCATCACCCCGCGAAGCTCATGAGCTGCGCAGCGGCGTTCTCCGCCTCGCGCTGGTCCCTGAACGCTTTTGACAATATCCAGCGCCAGAGGACATCGAGCGCGGCTTTGTACAGCTGCTGGAACTCGATTTCGTCCATGTTCGCGAATGAGATGCTGCGAGGATGTTTCTGAAGGGTGCCATCCGGAAGCTTTATGGCATCGTAATGCCCGGCCTGAATAGTCACCCAGGCGCGGTATGCATCGAAGGATTTACAGAGGCTGATCCCGTTCGTGACGCGGCGGCTCGCTACCTGCTCAAGATAGTGCTCAGCGGCATCAAGTAGTGCGCCTTCATTGCCGCCATAGGAGGCCAGGAATTTAGCGTAGCCGGTAACCAGCTTGCGCTCATTGGAGGATATCGCGCCGCCGGTTGGCTCCCAGTATTCGAAGCCCAGATTCAGCAAAGCGAAGAAACGGCGATGAAACGCTGGATTGCGTACCTGTTTGAAGTCGGCCACCAGCACGGCGCCGAGCTTTATTTTTGATTGCAGTAAATCGCTGCTCTCCGGCGTGGCCGGGATCAGGATCCCTGAGGACTGTTTGATGAGTTGTAACTGCGCCATGGTGTTCACTCCGTGGCGCATCGAGGTCAGGTTGCTGGTTGTTCAGGCCAGCTCAAGAATTATGATTGCGTACGTAGTGACTAGTCAATTTTTTGAAGTCATTTCCCTTACAACTTCCATTATGGTTTCCTTCGACCAGTAACGATCGTCCCTGCTTAGTTTTCTGTGAGTTATGGAACTGTCGTTGGTGGAAATTATATACCGCTCTTCCGCCCCCATACTGAAGGTCAGCAGCTCTTTTCCTTTCCCATCGGTTATGGTCACTCGTAGATCTGACTGAGCTACATCCTCCACGAAATCCCCCTGAGCGACATACAGACGCGATTAGAAATTGTCGGCAGCAGCATCAAAGGGATTCGCAAATTGCGTTATTCTGAAAATGAGCGCTACCCCTGAAAAAACCTTAGTAGAACCAGTCGTCTGCACTTTCCCATGTATCCTGAAGAATCCCTTCGACTGTTTTCTTTGCTTCCTTGGCGCCGCCATAAACATTTAATCCATCTGAGCCTGCACGACGGATAACAAGGCTGCAATCTTCGAATTGATTCTGAAGTCGTTTTAATAGTTCTTTTTCCAGCGCCGGTAATGCGCCCTTAGGAAGTTCTTTTGTACGATCAATGGTTAATTCAACTTTCATGGTAGCCTCCCTTGCTTTTACTGTGTTTTTATACAGTATACCTACATGGAAAAATGGTCAACGCCTTAAGAGCACAAAATGTTAATTCCATGTCAGTAAGCAAAAATAAAACCCGCCGTAGCGGGTTGAATAATATGGCATTTTTATGCAGCAATTTCTTTCGATTGACAAAACTCAGGGAGATTTGCTCTCACAAGCGCCTCGGCGAACGACGGCGGAACTGCGTTTCCGCAGCGGGCTACCTGCTTGTCCTTCGCATACTTCACGCCGCGGTAGTCTCTGTCGATGATGTACCACTCAGGGAAGCCCTGCGCCCGGTATAGCTCATGTGGCTGCAGCATGCGCATGCCGATATCTACGATGCGGTACACCACACCTTCGATGGTCACCAGCCCGGTGCTGTCCGGGCCGCAGTATTCGCGCAGGAACTCCAGTGCCTGCTGCGCGCGCAGCTCGTCGTACCCGTCAACGGCAAGCAGTGTTTTCACTTCTCCCACATGCGTGCCGCCGGCGGTAACAGTCGGCATCGGCTCATCGGTGCGCTGCCCGTCCCGGCAGGTGCCGCGAAGCTTCACCAGGTGAGAAGTAACCGTGGCGTGGTGATTTCCCGTGGTGATGGTATGCGTAGGCTTCCCCACTTCCCCGCCCGGATGACCAGTGTTATTGACCATCAGATGCGCAGCGACAACCGCATGATGATCGACAGTTGTCACTGAATGCATCGGCTCGTCCATGCCCACCCCAGCCCCCTGGTAATTCCCGCCATAGTGCTTAACCAGATTAGCGGCCACCAGCCCGAACTTGCCGCCACCGGCGACGACCGTGCCCAGTGGCTTATGCAGACCTAGTACGCGAGGCTCCTGCCCAGGGCGTTCGCCATAGCCCATCTGAATAAGCGTGGGCATCACCAGCTGAGATTTTCCGCCGCCACCAGCAGTGATTGTCGCGCTGGGTTCGTCTGCCCGATGTCCTACGCTGGCGCCGAACTGCCTGGCGATAACAGGGGCAACCACGCACGCACGGGACTGTTTC